GACGGTTCCCGGTCCCGGGCGAGCTCGGGGGGAGACGGCTGTTCGAACATCAGCCAGTCACGTGGAAACTCGTGTGCCACGGCTCACCAGAGACGCCGTAGTGCCAACCTTCGGCGATGAGAGCCTTCTTGATCGCGGCGATGCGGAGCCGGCCCTGTCCCTGGTCGACATCGACGGCGAGAGCCTCGACGTGCATCGAGCCGTCGGGGTTGGCATACCGCCCCTCTTCCGGAGTGCCCTGGACGCTGTCGTAGAGCGCTTTCTGGAGGTCGTAGGAGCGGTAGCCGACGCCGGTGATCAGGATGTGCGGCTTGCGTCTTGTGGCGCACCGCTCCTCGGCGGCGCGGAACGCCCGGAGCGCCGGCCCTTGGAGTTGGACGATCCGCACGGCGGTCTGGTGGTAGATGTTCACGTTCTCGTAGGCCTTGAACGGCCCGGGATCGCTCAGATGGATCACGCCGTACTTCGTGTCGATGTTGGTCATCAGAACGACCTCTCTGCGAATGTCCAGTTGTTCCATTGGTTGAGCAGCCGGAAGTTTTCGACCGTGAGGCGCCCGGTTCCGTTGAACCCCCACTCGTGTCCCCAGGAGTTGTCGATGCGGAACCACGGAGGAGCGCCGTCGTCCGGCTCGAGATCGACGCCGGTCGCCACGACCCAGTGATACCCGGCGAGGTCCGAGTCCAGGTTCACCTTGATCCACCAGTTCCCGTAGACCTTCGACATGGACGCCTGGTTGTCGTACATCGAGAAGTGCCAGGGGAGGCAGAGGCCGACCGGCCCGAACGTGAGTAGGGTCGTGATGACGTCGTCGACCTGGGGGACCGACCAGTACGAGTCGATCAACCCCCACTCGAGGAGCTTCGCGCAGGCGGCGCGCGGGCTCGCGCCCCCTTTGTAGGTGGCGTCGCCAGTCGTCTCGAAGTAGAGCTTGCGGGCGAACTGGTGGGCGGACTCCTCGGTGGCGAACTCCGGGTAGGTTCGATGCTCCGAAGCGCCGGCCATCAGTAGGTTCGTGTCCCCGTGACCGACGCACGTTCCCTCGTTGCCTTGGTTGATCCGGAAGTCCGGGCCGACCATCGTGTAGAACTTCCGGTCGATCAGCGCCGCCTGGGGCGCGAGCGCGGCGGTGTAGACCAGCAGGTCCCGCGGGTCCGGACGATCTCGCTTAGCTCCGAGTGGGTAGGGCAGCTCCATCTATCCTCCCGTGCCGTAGTAGGGTGACCCCATGAAACGCTTCGTCGTCTCGGTCTTGTGTCTATTCGCCGTCGGCGCCACATGGCCGTCGACTTCAGAGTGGGGACCCGGCGGAACGCTCAACCACGCCAGCTCGCCGACCTACGCGCTGCCGATACCCGTTCTGGACAGTATTCGCGCAACCGTGCCAGCAGGCGAGCAGCGGAGGGTATGGACGCGACTCCGTAACGAAGCGCTCATCGAATGGGGCATCCCGTTCACAGTGACCAACGCCCCGGATCTGCCCGTGACGGATGACGGCTGGCACCCTCCCGCGGGGACCATCGCCCTTGTTCGCAGCGAGGTTTACCTCGGGGCGGGTCACACGTCGCAGGGCATCTACCTCGAGGACAGCCAGTCGGGCATCGTCATCCTGTCGCTCGACCGTGGCTGGGCCGGCTGGCCAGACCTCCAGCGGAGCCTCATCGCCCACGAGACGGGCCACGCGATCGGGTTCGGACACCCCTACGCGGACGGTGAGACCGTGACGTGCAGGCCGACCGGATACGTGATGATCTGCGGGTACCATGTCACGGCTGAAGAGAGGCTCGCAGCACAGGCTTATTACCTAGGGCGCGGGTGATACGTACAACGTAGTGTGCCATTCAAACGGAGTCCCAGCATGCGCGATACCTTCGATGTACGAGTCCTGCGCGATTGTGGTGGCCCCCTTAGGCGTCTTCACGACGAGTACCCGGTCATGTAGGTCGCGGGCTAAGAGCCAATCCCAGTGGTTGTGTTTCATCGCGTTGTCTTCGAGGTTCTCGATCCGTTGTGGCGCATCGCCGTATTTGGCGACGAGGGCTTGCGCATAGGTGAGAACGTCGGCATCGTTCAGAAGCGGTATGTCACTCTCTGCAAAGGACCGCTGGAAATACTTTGCAATCGAGGATGTCGACGTGGCTACCTGTTCGACGCCCCCCGTGCGCGTAAGCCGCGCATCGTTGATGATGAGCGATTCATTGAACAGAAGGCTGATATTGCGGTACGACATGGCACCGCCGGCATCTGTCCAGGTTCTATCGCTAAAGCTCGGTGCGCTGTGAGCGGTGCGATCCGCGAAGACCACCTTACCGTCCCGTCCTACGAACAACCGGCCCCTCTCCGCTTTACTGATGGCTTGCAAGTGCTCAAGAGCCGAAGTGTTGTTCAGGCTGACGGCCGGAACCGTTGACACTCCGGCGTCGATGGTTCGATCTCCCGACGGCCAGCCGATGATATCGAGCACAGCACCGACGCGGGCACCGCTCAACTGCTGCGCCAACGCTGAGCTGAGAAAGGCCAGCGACAGCACCTTGAACCCCTCGACCAGCGCCACCGTTACAATCTGGTCGCGTCCCACCTCGGGGAATGACGGTTCCCACGACTCTACGAAACCCGAGAAGATGGGATAGGGCACTCCGTTGAAGACGGCCATGATACGCATCCGTCGCATGGGTAGAAGGTTCGGTGAATAGGGCGACGTACTCGAGTTGGGGGTGAACCGCCCATCGCGATTGTCCAGGACGATGGTGGCGGTCCCCGCCTCCACGCGCTGGAGTTCATGCTGAGAGCCCCGGTTGGTATTCCAAGTACGCACGTAGGGAGTGATGTCGGTTGACCATGTCGGAGTCGTGAACGACTGTATGACGCCTACCTGAAGTTCAGCGGCGATCCCGACGTAGTTGCGGTTCGCGCCATCCCATGACACGGTTGCGGTTGTCTCGAACGCATCACTTCGATATTGAGTTTCACTCACGGCACTGGCGACTAGCCCGGTGTCATCCGCTTCGGTCCAGTTCGTGCGGGGTGTGACGGGGCCAGAAGCACCGATAGTCCAAGCAGAGATGGGGCGGTTGTTGCTGTCTGCCGCCGCCGCCATCGTTATCGTCCCCGATGTTCCGCTGGTGCTTACAGTCGGGGCCTGCACGAATACGTTCGCAACGCCGCCCCGGAGATCGACGCCCGTGGCGTACATAAATAAGGCATGCGCTCCGGTCTGTACCTGGCCTCCGAAGTCGATGGTTGTGGTGCCCGTCGTCCCACCGGTCGCGTCTGCCCCGAATAGTGTGCAGCGCGTCGTAGAAGTGTTGGTGGTTGCTATCTGCACCCACGTCAGACTGTTGCCCGAAACGGTTGGGACATTCGGGGCCGAACTAAAACGCTGGCCCACCGCGAGGATGATGAGCCCCGATGACGGAGGGGTCCAGGATGGTGTTACCAACGAGGAGCTACTCAGGTTGGTCGCATCGGGAGTATCAATATCTGTGAAGACGATGGTATCTGGTGAAACGGTCGGCCCGGGATCGTTCAGGTCCATCTGTACCAGGAGTGTCGGCAGGCTCATAGACCTGTCGACCCGTTACGGGCTCCAAGGTGTAGCAACTCGTTACGGGTGACCCGTGCGATCTCCTTCCCGTCGAGCTTGAGGATGATGTCGCCGCCCTTGCCGCTCTGGAGCCGGTTGGCCTCGGCGAGGAGCTCCTTGATCCGATCGGCACGCTCTTGGAGTTTGTCCATCTTGGCACCGAAGAAGTCCTTCGACAGGACTCCCCCTTCGTGGTCGGCGATCTTGTTGATCGCCGCGAGCTGCTGGGATGCCTGCTCGACGAGTTCAGGGCCACCCTGCAACAGAGCCTGAGCGAACCCGAGCCCCTCCGGTCCCGCGCCGGCGATCTGCGAGAGGAGCCCCTTCGACGCACCCTGGCGCTTGAGTGCGTCCAGGACATCGGCGAAGCCCTGGGCTCCGGCGAGTTGGGATGCGAGGAAGTCCTGTATCCCGAGCGGTTCCTCACCCTTGCCGAACCCGCCGACGAGGTCGGAGAACGAGGAGAACCCGCCGCTGATTCCGCCGGCGAAATCGCGCATCTTGGATTTGAAGTCGCCGAGCGCCGACTTGGCGGCGTCGAGCATCTTGCCGATGCTGTCAGTGAGCTTCTGGGCTACCTCGCGGTCCTTATCTCCGATGCCATCCTTCAGACCTTCCATCAGGTCGTGGCCAAGTTCCATCATCTTCTTCGACGGAGAACCCGCTGCTGCTGCCCTTCGTGCTGCCGTAATCGCCTCTCTGACAATAGATGTCATCTTCGCGTACAGGATTCCGGCCTGAGCATCGGCGCCAGAGACCAGCCCGTCCACCATCGCCCGCCCAATCCCGGTGGTTCCCTGTTCGGCTTGGTGAGCCAACTTGGGAATCTGATCCTGGATGTTCAGGAACCTCTGCGTAGCCGCTTCGATCTTCGACCGCTGCGCGTCGGTGCCGTGGACCCAGGCATCCCGCATCTCCGGGGGGAGTTGGAGGATGGCGTCACGGACGGCGGGCTTGAGGTCGGATTCGCCGATGACCTTGAGGTCGTTCGCTATCCTCTTGCCGATCTTCCGCCATGTCTCCGTGAGCCGAACCAGTTCCTGCGGCTTGATATCGAACGCTTGCTTGACGTTCTCGATCGTTCCGGGGATGCCCGCGAATTCCTCTACGATGCCGTTGCGGATATCGCGTCCGACCCGTCCGAACGTGTGCCCGGTAGTCTCCGCAGCCCTACCTGCCGCATCTAGGCCATTCGCGGCATCGAAGCTCGCTTGTCTAACCGCTTCGATATCCGTCGTGGCCGAGGCTACCGCCTGCTCGACGGTCTTGAAGTTCTCCCCGACAAGGTTGGAGGAGACAGCGACCCGACCGAGCATGATGTGCGACTCGCCGAACGCCTTGGTGTTGACCTCCATGCTGTCGCGGAGCTTCTCGGTATCCCCCACGAGATTGAGGGGATCCCACGCCGCCACCGCCGCAGTAAGCCCAACGAACGCCGCAGCGAACCCGATAGCGAACGGGGTAGCCGCTAGCAACATCGCCCCAAGCGACTCGACCGATACCGCAACACTGAGGATCTTCCCGGCCAGCCCGGCGGCACCGACAGCCTCGAGAGCCGAGGCGATTGATAGCAGCAGCGGCGGGATGAACTTCAGAGCGGTCCAGGCGGCGAACGCTGCGAGGAGGATCCCGGCGTTGTCCGCCGCAGCCTTGAGAGCTGGGACCAACGTTGCCTTGAGGATCTTCACCAGCGTCGTCAGGACCGGGATCAATGCGAGCCCTACCTGCTCGAACACGTCCCGGAGTTGCGAGCCTAGGATCGCCATCTGACCGGCTAGGGTCTGACCCGCTGCCTTGGCCGCACCGCCGAACTCCTTGGAGAGCTCGGCTAGGATCATCTTCTGGGCCTCCATGAGGTGACCCGATTCCGTAAGCGTCTTGATGAGCTCCGTCTGTTCGGCGGTGAACGAGACGCCGGCGCGGCGCAGGGCCGTCAATCCGGTCAGGGGATCGTTCAGCGCCTTGCCGAGTTGGAGGGTCGCCGAGTGGAGGTCCTCCATCGACGGTACAGCGCCCTCGTTCAGCGCGGTCGCCATATCCACGATGGCCGTCTGGGCCTGATTGAAGATGTCGTTCCCGGCGCCGACCTCGTTGCGAACGGCGCGGAATGTCAGTAACAGGTTCGAAGATGCCTGAATCACATCGTCGTCCACGCCGGACAGGTCTCGTAGATGCTCTGCCAGATCGCTGATCTGTGTAGCAGTGACATTCGCCGAACCGCCTGTCGATTTCAAGACGGCCTCAGTCTGAGCCATGACCTGTTGGGATTCCATCCCCGCCTTGACGGCAGCGATACCGAATGCGGCGATGCCTACGGCCGCGCCGGCGAACGCGAGGTTCGAGGCGGTGCCGAACTTGGCGATCGAGCCCTGGGCCTTCGTCAGACCCGCTGTCAAGCCAGTCGTATTACCAACTACATCTACGACGAGTGTGGCAATGGTTGCGATGCGGCAGCCTCCAATATCATCCCGAGGGCGGCGGACGAGTCTTCCTCACTCATAGGCTCCTGGTCCCAATCGAAGTAGGTACCGAAGAGCTTGCGGAGCGAGATCGTGGCGCCATGGGACGCCGCCGTAACGTAGGCGCCAACTGCGCCGGCCCAGTCGATTCGCTCATGGAGCAGAATGGAGCCGTTCACGCGTTCGAACGCCGCCCACTCCATGAGCTCCTGCTGGGTGATGCGTTGCTCGAGTTCGGACGGCGAGGTGCCCAGCGCCAGGGCTACTCGGTAGAGCTGCCTCCGGGCTGGGCGCGATCGAAAGCGGCAGCCAACTCCTCGACGTCCTGATCGCCGACCCCGCACAGCCGGCGGGCCACGTCGTAGAGCTTGGCTACGAACCCCGCGTCGAGCTTGGATACCTCGTCGTCGGTGAAGGTCGCCCCGCTTTCATCGGTGAGGCACCGAGCAACAAGGCGAGCGCGGAATGTTCCGTCGATCGGCTTGGGCTTGAGTGTCCCATCGGCCGATTGCGTGAACAGACCGCGCTCGTACTCGCCGTATTCCTTGGCCGACAGGCCGTGCATCTGCACCTTGCCGCCGGCGATCTCGATGACCTCTTCGGCTGGGGCGAGTTCCAGGATCTCCTTCTTCGAGAGCATGTACCTCCTAGTCCAGGCTTAGCTAGGTGTAACCGAAGAGACACCGGGGTTGACGATCTTCAGCGTGATATGTGCTTCCATCGCGCCGTCGTCCGTCGCCTCGATCTCCCACTGAGATGTGACTGCCGGGAACCGGTACGCCGATGTCCAGTTCGGATGCTGGAGCTCGTAGTACCGGATAGCCACGGCGACCGAGTCGTAGTCCGCCTTCATGTTCGTGTGCGTCGTAATCGTGGGATCCCACATCACGGTCAGCGTGACCTCTGTTCCCTCCTGTCGTCCAGGGAGGAAGTCGGCCCAAAGATCGCCGTGTGCAGACACGTCGATCAACGCACGGCTCGAGCCCACCGCAGTTACCGTGCCGATCTGCTGGACGGTGTTGTAGGTACCCGTCGCCACGCCGGTCGCCGCATTCTGCTTCAGGAATCCGAGGAACCCTGCTTGCTTGGTCATCTACCCTCCTTCCCTAAGCGACGAAGACGGCGGCGGTCACTGAAGTCGTGAACGAGTTCGTGACAACGACCGTGCCGTTGGACTGGAGATACCTCCGCACCGGAGCAAGCCTGATGAATCGTTCCTGCGCGTTTGTCACCGAAATGGTGAGGTCGGGGTTGTACGCCGTGGCCCCCGGAGCATTGGACAAGCTGGATGCGTCGTCAATCACGACCGAATCCGGGGAGCCGCCCGCATTCTTGACATGCAGGATGTGCGGCTTGTCGTAGTCCGCGGCCGCAGGCGTGAACGTGTCGCTTGCGCTCACCGCTGTGTAAGTCGGGGTCACCCCGGCCTCTGTGACGGTTTGGACCGTGTACGCTGCCATCTAGCCTCCTCCTATCTCATGGCGATCTTGAAGATCGCCGCCATCGCCGCCTCGACCGGACCCTCCGATTCGTTTGCGGCGTTGCTTGCGAACGGCTGCGCCGATTGATACCGCGTCCCGAAGTTCGGGAATCGGGCGTAGGGAACGGTGGGACCGACATGCGCGGTGTCGCCTTCGACCCGGACGACCACGGAGCCAGCCATCCTCCCCGAGTCCCTCGGTGCGTGCGCCTTCATGTCCGCAGCGACCACCTCACCTCCGGCCTTCGCCGCTACGGTTTCCGCGACCTTGGCAGCTATCACCCGGCGTTCGAGAGCGGCGATCGCCTCAGGGATTCCACGGACCGTCATTTGGTGTCCTTCTTCTCCTTCGCGGGCTTAGGGTCTATCTCGGGTTCGGGTTCGTCCGTGTCCTCATCCACGACGAACTCCTCTTTGTCGTCGTGGTATTCGTAGTGCCCGATCTTGTCCATCGCTACCTCCATGTCATCCGACCGCCACGACCGAAGAGGGGAGAGACTGACGTTCAGCCTCGGTCATGAACAAGGCCATCGGGAACCCAGCCGTCTCGACCGGGATCCCTCCTTGGGAGTACGCCGTGCCCGATTCGTCGCCGGTGTAGGCGCGCTTCGTCATCTCGATGCACACCGTCTTGATCTGCTTGAACTCTTCGGAGGTCTCGAGGTAACCGTGGGTGTAGGTGATCGTCGCGGCCTTCGTCCAGGCCTTCCCGTCCGTCCGTTGGAGGATGCCGTCCGAGGTGAAGGTGAACGCCGTGAACGAGACGGCATCAACGACGGCGGTACAGGCCGTCACCGGCGCTTCCGGGAGATAGATCACCCCTCCGATTG